AAGACAGGCTGCGTTCCGAGCGGTAACCAGTACGCTTGCGTTTAACCCGATTCCACAGGCCGTACTTCCGATTGCAGAAATTTATACGAACTACGATACGTTCACCGGTCGATCTGTAGTTCCCCCGTACATGGATCAAAGAATGGCGGCTGAGTATCAGGCGCGGTTTGGAACTAATGAATTAGCCAGAATACTGGGTGAAGCAACCGGCATCTCGCCCATCAAGATTGATCATTTGTTGAACGGTTATTTTGGTTCTATCGGAGCCTATACGTTGGATGCGATTGACTCAGTCTTGAGAGACAATGATCGTGCATATCCTGCGCGGGATATCTATGAGTATCCCTTTATTCGCCGGTTCTTTGCGGATGCCAATCAACCCGGTCTTCAGTCACAGTTCTATGACCTGAGTCGGGAAGTGGATAAGGTCACCAACACTATCCGCGAACTAAAGAAAGACGGACGGACGGATGAACTGAACGCTTACATCATGGAGAACCAGAACCTTATCGCGGTGAAGAGGAACGTGGCCCAACTGAATAAGGTGATGGAGAAGTATCGCAAGCAGAAAGACGCTGTACTCAAGTCACCGCTTGACCCTGAAGTGAAGAAAGAGATCGTTGATCAGCTAGATGCCAGCATTAACACTACCTTGCAGGTCATGCCAATCCTAAGAAGGACAGCGTTCGGTGGGCCGGAGTAAAAAAAGGGGGGGAAGAAACTTCCCCCCAAAGGGACTATTGAAGATCCACCAATGGCGATAACAGGAGGAGTAACATCGCCAAGATCAGGTTAAGGAATTTCATCCTGCCATTCAACCCCATGTTCGGCCCCGAAGGCGTACATCATTTCAATCATGTCGGCTAGAACCTTCTTGGTCATGCCGGATGTGGGTTCCCCGAGGTAAACCAATCCCCCTTCTAGACCGGGAACCATTCTCTGTCCCTTGATGGCGGCAGTGAAGATCCATTTCCAATCGTTACGGGTGAGCTTCTGACCATGCCATTCGACTTGGTCTGCGATGTCTCTCAGCATTGCCCACATCTTCTTGTTCTGGTCGGGTGTTCTTCTGTTCTTCTTGATCACCTCCACCATCGCGGTTTCGATATCCATCACTCCTCCGAACTGAACCAGTCTGTCTGTCTCCTCAGGAATATAGGCCACTCAATCTCTCCGCAGAAAGACTTGTCGTTGATCAGGACATGGTTCGTGGGTTGTGCAGTGTATCGTCCGTTGTCCAGCTTGATGAAGTAGAACTCCTTGCTCTGTTCTGGGTGGTAGCTGAATGCATCTCCAATGGGTACGGCAGTGAACAGGTACATTCCTTCATGCTCAGACCGATCCTGAAGGCGTACACGGGCATTCATGTGGGACAGGAAGTCGTACTCAAGGACAGAGAACTGTCGCCCATAACAGTCCCATGTTGCGGCCTGTGATGGCTTCCATGGGTTAGCGTACTTCCGGTGTGCGATCTGGTGGAGTCCGACATTCCGATACACCGCACCACATTCCAGCATGACATGACAGCCCCAAGCCCTACCTTGGTAACTGTTTAAACCAAACCATACCGCCTGAATCCAGTCATGTTTCCCACAGGTATCTGGTTCCAGCCAGACGTACTGATGCTTAGGGATTGGACCTGATCCGGTGTAGAGGGTCATCCATCCCCCCTAGCACGGATAACTGTTTTCCATTTAATCACTTGCTCTTTTGTCGCTTCTGTAACGTGGGTCTGGCATTTAGAAACCCTAACACCATCTAATTCAAAGTTTATCTTATTAGGTGATAAGTTTTGTATCCATTCAGCAATCAACCAGATAGCAAAATTTTCAGCGGTAGGCGGCACAGGCATTAAATCATTTAGTAATTTGCCTTCAAGCTGCATGACTCGTTCGCCAAATGAATCGTCAATCTCAGTTTCGTCGCGAGTAAATCCGTACCACGGATTAAATTCCCAGTGATTGAATATCAGTGTAATGCGCCATTCGTGTTCGTGAACTTGCGCTGCGTCAGTGTGCTTGCTTACGCCAGACAAGTGATGCAAAGCTTTAACGGTATAGGTGCATTCTTTTCGGGCTTTAGGCCAGTTCATATTAAGTCCTGCTGCTTGACTTCGCCTTGAATAACACTCAACACATCTTTCAGCATGTGGTCATATTGACTCAATCCCGAACCATCGATGCTGTCAGCAACTCCAAGCCATTGTTCTGCCCTTGCTGATGTATTGACCCTGCCGACATGAACCCATTTGTCCAAGATCTTCGCCGCTTTACAGGCCGCAAATGCTTCCTGTGAAATCTTGAATGCATCTGAGCCACCAACAAACACTGCCGCAATTCGATTCCACGGTATTGTTAATTCACCAATACCATCTTGTAACACTAAAGCAATCGGTAATCCCGTAAGCGTTTTCTCAAAATGATCGAATAACTCAAGTGTTCTTCTTGCATCACCTACAATGTCTGGCGCACAAACAAAAATCGGCTGCGTTTCTCGCGCTTGCTCTACAAGTGACATCCATTCTTTTCGTTTGAATGTCTTGAAGCAACCATTGTCTAGCCCATACGGAACACCAGCAAGTGCATAACGAGTAAGCGGAGTGCGTAACTGCCAAAATTCGTGACCAAACTGTTTTGTACGTTCAGCAATGTTTGCTGGAGATTTGTCCAGCATAATTTTCATTTGATGTCGTAGCGGGTCATATCAAATCACCTGTGCGCTATAAAAACCTATAGCGATTCCCGTAAACAGTCCCACTAAAAACAATGCCGCTTCAACCCCAGCCCGATCTTTGTCAAGATCTTTGTAGGCTTTGAGTTCTTCCTCAAGAACCCTGATCTCTTTCTTCAACCTGTCTTGTGAATACTCCATCGTTCTTCTCCAGTCTGGCGATGAGTCTGTTTAAATACCAAGCACTCTTCTTGGCATCCTTGATGGGATGTCCTTTCAACCACATCCGAAGAACGTACTTGAGTACCTGCCATTGCAAGCTTCCAGAGACAGGGTCCGGCGCAAACCGGATCACATCCTCTATGACATCAATGGCTTCCTGTTTACCTGCGGTGTAATGACTTGGATGATCTACTTCATCCTGTCGGGTTTGGTGTATTTCCATCCTTCTGGTGTCTCCACATAGCCTACGATTTCTAACTCTTCATCTGACCTGCAAAACCCTGTCACCTTCTTATGCCGATAAAAAGAAGCAGGGTTCGCAAACTTATTGCCGCACTCGGCGCACTTTCTTTGTCGAAACTTTTTCATTCCTTAGCCTTTCGTTCTCTTCCCTGAGCCTTTTGATCTCATCATAGCAAGCCCAAAGAACACCCCCAACGGTTAGGAACTTCATCTCAGTAGTTGTTCCTGTGTCATTGATCTCATGAGGCAAGTCCCTAATCAGATCAAGTATATCTTCATCAACGGTCATTTGATAGATTTCTCAATCTCTGCGCGAAGTCCTTCGATCTCTGTTTGAAGGATGTCGGCCTGTCTCCATAGACCACGATATCGAATCTGCGCCAAGGATTCTTTGATGGGGTCATCAGGCTTTTGGCCATAGCCCCATGGATGTCTTTCCAATTCTCTTTTCCAAGAACCTGCTTCACTCTCTTTGTCCACTGTCATGGCTCATCTCCTTACGGGTTTGTTCCCGAACAAGTACCATCAGTTTACAAATCAACATCTGTTCGCTGCGAAGATTGGGTTGCACCTTGTCGAACTGTTTAGACAGTTCTTCCACGATGTCCCAGTCCACGAACTCTAGTTCACCTTTCTCATTGATCTTGCACCAAGTCTTTTCCTGCTTGGGTAGCTCAAGGTAGGACTCTTCATGGAACCATTCTGGCTTAGGTATTTGCATTGAGTATCTCCTTGGCGTATTGCGTCCACTCATCACCGTATTCGACATGCATGTAGTCCCAGAACCACGGACCACCTCGGGTGAAATGTACCGCTAAAGGATTGGGACAATCATCCTTGGTGTGCCAGCCTTCCAGATAGTTATAGAACACAGGAAGGTTCCCGATAGATTCAATGCTGGTCCATTTGAATTGATGCAAGAAAGATCCTGACTCGGTGTTCACTGCTTGAAGGGTGAGGTTCTGGGTGTCTTCATGGCCACAGTTCAAGAGCATGAAGCTGGACCAGTTCTTGAGTGGGTACTGGGTTTGAACACAGCCATCCATCTTGGTCGTTTCTTTGGGCTGGTAGTTATGTTTAACCACCATCACGGAACAACTGTGATCTGCGTAGTCCATGACGGTCGCGATGTCTCCCCGCCACAGGAAGTCGCAGTCCATGAACACTGCCCATCCCTTGTATCCTGCAAGATACGGTGTCAGGAATCGGGTGTAGGTGAACTCGGTCGAAGCCAGAGGGTCTTTCCCTCTCCAGTAAAGCTTCTGTTTACGCAGCTCATCCTGCTTGATGGGATGAATGTTTAAGTAAACGGAAGAGTTCCGTGCCAGAGATTCTCGGCAAACCTGAAAGGCAATGTCTTCTCTAGAGTCATAGCCAATGAAGATTTTCATTCTGCGATCCTCTTTAAGATCCAGTCATCCACTACCCGATTTACAATCTTGTAACCAAAACCTTCGCACAAAAACTTAATAGCATCAAACCGATCCCACATGTCCTTGAAATGAGGGTGGGACTTTTGTTCGATGACAATGACAGGGTTGTTGGTGACAAGGGTGCGCCTTGCCCCCTTCAGGACCGCTAACTCATAACCTTCGACATCGATCTTGATGAGATCAACGTCGTGATATTCATAGTCATCCAACATCGCCATGTCATAGCTGTCTCCCTCAGAGACATAGGCGGCTCCGGTGTTCCCGTCAGGGATGGTGAGTCCAATCTTGCGCGGCTCTTCGCCCAGTGCCACGGGTATAAGCTTGGCTTTGGGTGCGTTCAGAGTAAAAAGCTTTTGGTATTCAGGGTGCGGTTCGAAAGCCACCACCTCGGTAAACACTTTCGATAACGGCTTCGACCACAGACCGACATGACCCCCGATATCTAAGGCTCTTCTAAACTTGTGACAGTAGGACAGCGCCATCTCCCGCTGAGGCTTTTGATATTCCCCTTCCCCTACCGCATCAAAGTAACCTTTGAAGTGGTGATCCTCATCAGGGAAATACCATCCGTAGACTTCTTTCATTTGCGGCCCCCTTTGTAATGCAGGATCTTGGGGCGGTTCACTTGACTGGCCTGTTCGGGAAGACAGGCATAGTGTCTTTCTTCCACCGCTTTAACAGGGTACCGCTCGGCGTACATCCTGATCGCTTCTTGATCCCCGTACCAGACATGGAACTTGGTGTCTAAGTTTTCAGCAATGCTGATCAGTTCTTTCCAGTACTGATTGCTTCGGGTCACCGTGAAGCAGGCGAGGTAAGGATAGACTTCATCCAGTGTCATCCCTTGGTATTCGGGGAACTCTAGTCCACGTTGTTCGACATTGAAGATCGCATCTTGGTTAAACGATCTTCGACAAATCACAACCTCGTCGTCGCCCAACACATCCTCTGGATAGACTGATTCTAAAAACACCATGTCTGAATCGACATAGAGTGCAGGCTCATTGAGGTTCAGTTCCGCAAAGGCATTGAGCCTTTCGGTCATGATGTGGTTGCGATCTACATAGTGATCAAAGCGGATGTCGCAATCCATGTCAGGGGTTTTGTTGTCACTGCACACAATGACTTTGGCCGATGGCATGTAGCGTCGAATGGATGCAATGAGTCGGGCTGGTTGGGTGACATCATCACCGACATGGAACAACACTATCGGGAACTTTATGTCATTGATCTCTGAGACCAGATCCTTTTTGACTTGATCCAACTGCGGTTGCCACGGAGCGATGACATTGTCTCTGGGATAAACCATGGTGTTGGGATACCAGAAGTTCTGTCTCCCTCTGCGGTTGTTCCAGAACCACAGCTTGTTGGCATCCAACAGAAACACCTTGGCTCCCACTGCCCCAGCCAGATGGGCGGTGGCATTGCTACAGGAGATAACGTAGTCGCAGCACTTGATGACTGCGGCCTGACCATCGAAGTCATGGGTCATGTCGATGTCCAGAAACTCTATCGGGAAATCCCCGAAAGCTTCTCTCTCTTCAGGGGTCAGGTTGTATTGGAGACTGACAAAGCGAACCCCGATGTTCCCGAAGGTGGACACAATGTCTTCGATGGGGATGGACTTGTGGTTCCCGATACGGGGAGCACCGGAACGCCATGACAGCCCGATGATAATCTCCCCCTTCTGTTTGTTTAAACTATTCCACACAGACTTGAGCTGCTCTGGGTCTGGCTTGAGATAGTTCCGTGCAGCCACCTGAGGGATGTCATCCATGACCTTGACGAACTCTGCCCCGAGCGAACCTAAGGCGATCTGGCCGTCGATCTCAGAGACCCTAGTGTTCTGTGGCACAAAGCTAATGGATGGCATAGAACGCTTGTAAAGCGGAATGAGACGGGCATCCACCATAACTGTGAGGTCGGTGACGTACTGCCTCACCTCAGGGAGCAGGCTGCTATAGAGAATCTGATCTCCCACCCCCTGCTCTGACCACACCAGAATGTCCTTGGCGGTGGAGGTCCGAGTCCACTTGGGAACCCGTGTCTTCAAGCGCGGGGAATCAAACTTCTTGCTGTCCCAACGGTCTTCGAAGTTCTTCCAGCCCTTCTCAAACTGGTTAAGCTGCAAGTAGATCAGGCACAGCGTCCACTTGAGGTCGGCATTGTCAGGGGCCATGCGGTGAGCCAACTCAAAGTCCCTGATAGATTCTCCCCAACGCTTCATCTCCCAATGTGCGCGTCCCCTTTGGATGAGTGCATTGCACACATCGTCCACGGTGTCAGTGATCTTTTCAAATTCCACGATGGATTCATCGAACTGATCCTGTTCCGTGAGACGGATTCCTTTCTGAAGGATATCCACACCTTGTTGTCGGTGGTTCATGGCTGATCCTCCTTAGCCAGTAGCTCCCGAATCTTTTCGACGATTTCTTTCTTGTGTTTCTCGGTCCCCTCTGAGTCGGGAACGCAGCACATCAAGACGTATAACGCCTGCCTTAGCAGTTCGCGGTACTCGTTCATCTTTCCTCCTGAGGAACTCAGGGATGAAGTCCGGATCATGGTGGTGATCAATGGGGGGAAGTCCCAAATCTATTCGCCCCCACTCCCGAACCAATACCTGAATGCGTTTGTTTAAACTATTTATCTCACGTTGAATTTCTTTCTTTCTAGCTTCTTTGTCCATGTGACACCTATGGAAAACCCATGCAAGGTTTCCCCTGCATGGGGTGTTCCGTCAAGCTGCCTTGGCTAACTGATCCAATTGCTGGATGACTTTAATCAGAGTCCTACGGAACTTGGGATCAAGCTTGCTCACCGCTTTGGACTTCTTCAGTTCGTAGTTCCGTGCCACCGCATAGAACAACTGGGGCGATACGCCTAACCGCTTCTGAATGATCTTGGGATCTACTCCCTTGTCGATCAGGTTGCGGATCTGTTCAGATTTATTGTTAAGTCTCATAACTCCTCCTTAAAACGGATCATCTTCTTGGGGTGATGTATCAATGGGTTGTGGCTTGTATTCCACATATTTCTGGACAGACAAAGACAGGTAGGTGTTACCGGCCTTCGACTTTCTTTCCCAAGCTGCAACGGCAAGCTTGGCTTCGTTACCCTTCTTGACCTCATCGACTAGCTCTTTGAGCACAGCCTTGGTCAAGGTTATTTCGCCACGGAAGTTGGGTTGGTTTTCCGTTTTCTTTCGGGTGTTAACAAACAAAGCACCCTTACTTAACTCAGTCATTGGAACCTCCAAACTTAGACTTGAGATCAGTGAATCCCCTCTTCAGTTGTTCAAACTGTTTCGGGTAATGTTGATCGATCAGATCGATCACCTGTTTGTTCTCGCCCCAGAACGAACGCAAACCCTTAGGGTCTGAGCACATCTGAGTCGCGAACTCCAGTATCTTTCCTACCACTTCCTCGGCGGCTTCCTCATTGGGAATGTCTGCCTTCTTATTCTTTGGGGTAGGTTTAGGTTCAGGCTTAACTTCTACTTCAGGTTCCGGCAAATCTTCACCGGCATACAAAGCAAATCCAAGACCGAACATCGCCAGTGTCTTCACTAGGCAGCGCATCTTAGTGTCGCTGATCTTCCTAGCATCAGGGTTTTTGATGGCATTGTTCCTGTGATCCATGACAGGGAGCCACATCTCACGGTGACACTTCCCTATCATCACATCGCAGTGAACC